TCATCGCCCGGTCTCCGTCTCGGCCCGCACCCCGAAGCCCATCTTGCGGTTCGGCATGGTCTGGCCGGCGATGGCGGTTGCCGTGGTGGCGGTGCGGCTGACCTCGTCCAGCTTCTCCTCGATCCGCAGCAGTTGCAGCGACAGGCGCGTATCCAGGTCCCGGATCAGCGACAGCGGCACATAGGTGCGTGCCACCTCCAGCTTGAAGTCGGCGAGTTCGTTGTGCGACGGGGCGATGGGCGGCGGCGGCGCATCCGAGCGCTGCTGCATCTCGCGCCGCAGGTTGTGCAGCATCCACAGCATCAGCGCCGCGAGCGGCGCATCCGCCAGGGCGTTCAGGATCTGCGGCGGGATATCGGGCATCATGGGGGTGCTCCTTGAAGGGATGCGGCGGCGGGGCCACCCTGGGGACGGCGGGACACGGCGGCAGGACGGATATTCGGAACGATGTGGAACCAGCCCTATCTGGAAACCTGCTGCAGATCGGCGCTGCACCGGCTGACGCTGGTCGGCCGGCCGGGACGCCCGGACGGGCTGAAGGACGGCCCCTGTCTGGCGCGGCTTTCCGGCATGGGCCTGGCCCGGCTGCGGCCGGACGGGCGCTACGAAGCGACGGCGGAGGGGCTTGAGCGGCACGAGACCGAGATCGCGCCGCGCAAATCAGCCTGAGGCACCCCTCAGGGTAGCCCGGGCGCTCCGCGCCACGGCAGCGTCGCCGGCCGCAGCGGCGGCGCGCCGGGCAGCCGCACCGGCTCGGACAGCAGGCAGCCGGCCACGGCGTCCAGCGCATCGTCGTGCTGGCCCGGCGCATCCGGGCGCCATTCCGCCATCTCCCGCGCGAAACGGGTGCGGAAGACGCTTTCATGCGCCAGCAGGCGGCGGGCGGCGAGCACCGGGTCCAGCGCGGCCAGGATGCGTTCCGCCTTGGCGCGGCGGCTGGTCGCCTCCAGCACCGTGCAGTTGATGCCGGCGCGCTGCATCTCCCGCTTCAGCAGGCCGGGCAGGAACTTGCCGATGCCGTTGGTCTCGACGCGCAGCACCGGCAGCAGCAGGTCGCGCGCAATGTGCGCCACGGCGCGGCATTGCTGGGTCGCCGCATCCTCCTCCGCCTCCGGATCGTGCAGCAGGTAGGCGACACGGTGCAGGTAGTGGCGGCCCTCGCCATCGGCATAGGTCGCCGCCAGCACGCTCGCGTCGCCGATGCCGGGCCGGCCATAGGCCGGGTCCCACCACCCACCGCCGGAGACGATCTGCGTGCCCATCAGCGTCAGGACGCCGCGGCCATTCGCCTCCCGGTACTCCGTATCCGCGGCGTAGCGGAGGATCAGGCCGGGATCGAGCCGCGCCGCATCCTCCGCCACCGCCTCCAGCAGCATCTGCCGGCGGAAGGCGAGCGGGCCGACGCGGGCCTGCAGGGCGGTGATGCCGGCCGGCGTGAACCGCTCCGGCCAGGCGCTGCCACCCGCCTCGTCCAGCAGCGGCAGCACCAGCCGCCGGTAGCCGGACAGGAAGGCGCCAGGACCATCCGCGTACAGGCTCTCGGCGCAATGCGGCGTGCCCACGAACAGCATGCGGCCGCCGGGGACCAGCACGAACTCTGTCTCCGTCAGCCGCTCCCGCAACTCCTCCCGCTGGTAGGGCGTGCCGCAATTGCCGGCGACCTCGACGTCGTCGCAGACGATGAGGTCGGCGCGCGCGCCGGTGATGTTGCCGCCGATGCCCGCCGCGAGCATGGAGGCATCGCGCAGCACGGCCTGCCGCGCCACGGTGAAGCGGTCGGACGCCCAGGATCCCTCGCCGTGATCCGGCAGCAGCGCGCCGCACAGCGGATGCCGGCCGAGGATGCGCCGCACCGTCGCCACCATGCGCGTGGCCAGCGCATGGTCGGCGGCGACGACGAGGATGCGCGTCTCCGGCGCGCGGTACAGTTGCCAGGCGCAGTACAGGCCGACGAGGGTGAATTTTCCGCAGCCGCGGAAGGCCATCAGCAGCAGCCGCAGGTCGCCTGCCTCGCCGCGATCGGCAAGCCAGCGCAGCATGCGGCGATGCACGGCCGGCGTGCCGAGGTTGGCCAGCCGGTTCCAGATCCAGGCGAATTCGAGCAGGTCGGCGGGCCGTTCGGTCATGCCTCGCCCTCCTTCGCCATCTCCTCGCGCATCCGGCTCAGCACGCCGTCCTCCTCGGCCTCCGCCGGCCTGGCGTCGCGGCCTGACAGGGCGGCGAGTTCCTGCATATGCGCCAGCGCCGCGCGCGCGGCGGCCTGGTGCGCGGCGAAGGCCTTGGGGTCCGGCACCGCCTCCCCCCGCGGCCAGGATGCGACGAAGGCGGCGTAGTCCCCGGCGACGCGCAGCATCGCCGCCTCCAGCGTCTCCCGCGGCAGTGGCGAGGCGGTGGGCGCCACCCGTGTCGGTCGCCTCATGCCTTCACCACGCGGGCGCGCACGGTACCGGCGCCGAGGTCCACGGCGACACCCGTGCGGTTCCAGGCCGTCACGGTCACCACGTCCTGCGCGCCGACCTGCGCCAGGAAGACGATGCCCGAGGTGGCCAGCGAAAACGCCGCCTGTGCGAAATCCCCGGGCCTTGCACCCGGCAGCGGCACGTTGACCGTGGCGCTGCCGCCGGCGGCGATGGAAGGCGGGTCCCAGGCCAGATCCGCCGCCAGGTCGCGCAGGCCGATTCGCAGGCCGGGCAGGCCGTACAGCAGCGCCGGCGCATGCCGCGGGTCACAGTTCAGGCGCAGCGCGCGCAACTCGTAATCCTCGGAGATGCGCGCGACGCCGATGATGGCGGTGGCGACGTTCGGCGCCAGGCGCAGCGCCTGCAGCCGCGTCAGCCCCGCATCGTTCATGTCGGAGCCGCCCTGCCACCAGCGCGCCGCCGCATTCCACTGCATGGACTGGCCGGAAGCCAGCACCAGCGGCCCGGCGGCATCGGTCAACAGGTTGCCGGCGCCGTCGAACGTCATCACCACCATCCGCGGCTGATCCGCATCGACGCCGAGCGCGAAGTCGCGGCAGCCGCGCGTGTCCACCACGAAGCCCAGGCCGCGCCCGCCGGTCAGCAGCACGCCGCGTTCCGTCACGCCATAGGCGTCCAGCGCGGCGAAGGCGAAATCCGCCAGGGTGGACGGCGTGCCGGAGACGTTGGAGGACAGGCAGGCCATGCGCTCGAAGCCCGTCTCCGTCGCGCTCCAGCGGATGGTGGCGGCGCGCAGGCCGGGCGTGCTCGCCACCTCCCGCGTCGCCTCGCGATGCGCCGCGGCCTGGTGCAGCGTGCGGACGGTGCCGCCGAGCCGGGTCGCGGTGCCGGTGTGCTCGATATCCACCGCATAGCCCTGGCTGGCCCAGGCCACCTCATAGACATGGTCCTGAGCGGCGGCCGTGTGGCGCGCCACGAAGCCGCTGCAGCCTTCCATGCGCAGGCCCCGCGCGATGACGGCGCGGCTGTTCACCTCGCACAGGAAGGGAATGCCCGCGATCGGGCGGCCCTCGGCGTTGAGCTCGAAGTTCGGCCCGTCGAAGACGTGGCGGTTGTGCGCGACATAGGCGCCGGGCGCGGCGGACAGCCGGATGCCGAAGCGATCCTTGTCCACATGCACGGTGGAACCCACGGCGAAATGGCCGCCATAGTAGCGGATGGAGGTGTTCCAGGCGCCGGCGGTCAGCGTGTGCGCATCGAGGCCAATGCGGTTGTTGACGATGCGGCCGAGCACCAGCGTGCAATCCTCGAAGCCGCGGCCATCGCCCAGGGTCCGCACGCCAATGGTGAAGCCCTCGACGCGCCGCACCTCGATGAGGGAGGCATCGTGGTTGCGCAGCAGGATGCCGATCTCGGCCTCGTTCAGCCAGTCGCCGATGCCGTCGCGGATCACCGACAGCCCGCTGTGCCGCTTGCTGGCGTTGCGCGCGGTGCCGCCATCGCCGAGCGTCAGCGCCGCCTGCCCGGCCGGGCCGGCATACAGGATGGTGCCCCGCATGGTCAGGCCCGCGGCCGCGCCCGGCAGCGTCAGCGGCTGCGCGGTGCGGAAGGTGCCCTCGCCGATCAGCAGTGCCTTGCCGGACGCGCCCGCCGCGTTCATCGCGGCCTGCAGCGCCGGCCCGTCCTCCGTCACGCCGTCGCCGGTGGCGCCGAAGTCCCGCGCACTGAGCTGTTCGCCGAGCTTGTCCTCCACGGTGAAGGGCACGGCACCCGGGAACGGCGCGCTGATCAGGCCGGACTCGCGCGGCAGGACCACCACGTTGCCGGTGCCGTCGAAGCCCAGCAGGCGGTTGGCGCGCGCGCTCCGCAGCGGCAGGACCAGATTGCCACCGACCTCCGCCGGGTCCTGCCGCAGGGTGGAGGCCAGGTCCTCCCGCTGCTCCTGCAGCGTGGCGACCAGGCGGTCCAGCTCATCGTTCAGGGTGCGGGCGCGCAGGATGCCGTTGTCCTGGAAATCCGTGCTGCGCTCGACGCGGATGGTCCGGCGCAGCGTCACGGTGCTGCCGCTCGCGGCCGGCGTGGCGAGGGTGACGGTGCCGCCCTCGCTCCGCCCCGCGCCGGAGACCTCGAAGCCGCCGCCGAGCAGCACGCCATCGAGGCGCACCTCGAGCTCCTCGGCCCGGAAGATCGGAAAGGGATAGGTGAACGCAACGCGCGTGCCGTCGCCCAGATACTGGACGCGCGGCGCGACGTCGCCGATGCGGATATGCTCGGCCATCATGGGCTCCGGACTCTGTGGGGGTGGGTGCGGGATCAATCCAGCAGGTTGCGCAGCGAGGTCCCGAAGGTGCTGCCGGCGCGCAGCCAGCTGGTCAGCGACCCGTCGCTGTTCAGCAGGCTGCGCCGGCCGGCGGCGATGCGCGCGGCGAAGACCTGGTCGCTGTCCGATTGCGCCGCGGCGGCATCGCGTTCCAGCCCGGCGGTCAGCGCGGCGGCCGAACCCTCGTCAGCGGAGATGCCTCCGGCGGCCAGGCGTGCCCGGGCCGAGGCCAGCGTGCCGGCCAGCCGCGATTCGCGCGCGCGGGCCTCCACCGCCTGCTGCACGCTGGCCTGCGCCACGCGCGCCGCCTCCTGCTCCCGCGCCGCGGTGGCCTGCGCCTTGGCGTTGGCCGATTGCGTCTGCGCCTGCTGCAGGCTGCCATAGATCGAAGCGCCCGCGCCGATGGCGGCCGCGATGGGGGCGAGTTGCGCCATCAGCTGGTGATCCTCATGTCGGTGGTGACGGAAAGCAGCGTCAGCGGCAGCGGCGTCTCACCCTCGATCCGCCACAGTGGCGCCATCGCATCGCGGCGCCAGCCCAGCGCACGCAGGGAGATGTCGCCCGTGAAGGGCTCCGGCGCCGCATCCAGCAGCGCCGTGTCCAGCCGGCGGAACGGCACCGGCTGCGCGCCGCGGCCGAGATCCACCTCCAGCGCCGGCGTCGCCAGCACCCGGAAGGTCGCCGAGACCAGCCGCAGCGGCGCCGCGGCCGCGCCGGAGGTGCCGCCGAGCGCGGTGGGCAGCGGCTCGATCAGGTGGCGGAACGGCAGCCCGGCCTGCACCGTCGCCGCGGGCGGGTCGAGCAGGATGCCGCCATCCACCACCGTCTCCGCCGCGCGCGGCGCACCATCGGCCAGCACGCCGGCCTGCCGGCCCTCCAGATGCGCAAGGCCGGACCAGACATCCTGCGGCAGCGCGGCGGTGCCGCTCAGCGCCGCGTCGAGCCCGATCGCGTCGTCGAAGCGCTCCAGCCGGTGCGTGCCGAAGCGCTCGACCAGGGCATAGACCCGGCCCTCGGTCTCGGCGACGGCGCGGAACGCGCCCGCAGTCTCCAGCCGCGTCCAGGCCGTCACCTGCTCCGCACGGTACAGCGTCAGCGTGGCGATGCCGCCATCGTCCATCACCACATGCAGCAGCCGCGCGGTCTGGTCGTAGGCCATGGATACCGGCGTCCGCACCAGGTGCCGCGCCACCAGTGCCAGGTCATTGGCCTGGTAGGCATCCGCGACATCGGTGTAGGCGAATTCATGCACGCCACGGCCGGACCGGGCCACGAACAGCGTGGCGCCATCCACGTCCACCGGCGGCACCTGGCGTTCCACCGCCGTGCCGATCCGCGTCTGGCGGTTGAGCTGGATGGAGGAGGGCGTCAGCGGATCGCCGGTGACCATCCACTCCGCGCCGGAGGTGAACACCTGGAGATGGCGGCCGGAGAACACGGCGCGGATCGCGTTGACCTGGTCGGAGACCAGCGCGAACTCGATCGCCTCGTCGTCCAGACCGCTGCCGCTGTCGAAATCGCCGAGGTCGCCGGTGCGCGACAGCCACAGCCGGTTGGGCAGGTCCCGCGAGCCGCCCAGAACCAGGCGGTCCTGGTGGAAGCAGGCGCAGACGGGCTGTCCGCGCACGGCGCTGAAGGCGCTTTCCTGCCAGTCATTCGTCGGCAGCGTATCCGCCAGCAGTTCATCGCAATGCGCCGTCGCGGTCAGCGCGTCCGGCACCGCGAGGATCTGGATCTGCCGCCCCTTCAGCCGCATCCGCGTGGCCACATGCCCGGGCTGGAACAGCGGGGCGGAGGCCGTGACGGTGACGATGCCGCTGGTGCCCGAAGCCGTCAGCGCGACATCCGGCCGGAAGGCATGGAACGGCACGCGGCCGAAGGCGAAGGGCGTGATGGTCCAGGCGGCGTGGCTGCTGCGGGTCAGGCGCTGCGGCGGCAGTTCCGGGTGGAACAGCAGCAGCGTGTCGGCGCTCTGCGTGAAGGACAGCTGCGGCAGCATCGCGGCGGTCCAGGGTGCCGGCAGGGAAGCCACCTCGGCATCGCCGAGGAACACCTGCAGCCGCGCGTCGCTCAGCGCCAGCAGATAGGTCTGCTCCGTGTTGAACTCGAACGGCACCAGCCGCGCCGCGCCGGGCAGCATCGCCACATGCACGAGGCCCGGGCGGCGGGCGATGCCGCCGGTCGGCTGGATGACGACATTGCGAAGCCGGCGCGCGCCGTTCTCGAAGGCGCGCAGGTCGGCGCGGCCGAACAGCTCCGGCGCCAACTCACCGGCGGTGAAGCTGGATTTGATGCGGCGGGTCGCGAGCGTCATGCCTCAGCCCCTCACATCGACGAGCGGGAAATACTCGATGGCGCGCGGCGTGTCCTGCTGGCTGTCCACCAGCCTCGCCCCGCGCAGCTCGGTCTCGGCCAGGCGGAACAGCATCTCGGCACGCGACTGGCTTTCGGTCAGCGGCAGGCAGAACTCAGCCGCGAGCCGGGCCACCAGCGCCTGGGCGAAGAAGGGCGGGAAGGCGCTCTCCTCCGGGCGAAAGATGTAGGTCAGCGTCACCGACGGGGAATCCGCGTGCAGCCGGTCCTCGTGGATGCGGTAGGGCATGCCGCGGCCGCGCCCGCCGGCGCCGGCGGACAGCGCACGCAGGAAGCCGCCCGGCAGCTGGAAGGCGTGCGCCATGTCCGCCTGCGGCACGGCGGACAGGCGCGGCAGGTCGGCCTGGCCGGTGGCGAAGGACCAGGGGTGCACCGCGATCAACGTGTCGCGCACCGGCGCGTAAAGGTTCGCGGCCACCTCGGCCTCGGCCGTCCCCTCGTCCAGCGAGGCGACGGGCTGCGCGCCGAGGCGCAGCAGGGCGCGCGAGCACAGCGCGAGCGCGGTCAATGCCATGATGTGGGTCCTGCTGCGGGAGGGGTGTGTCATGTGGCGAGGGGGGGACGCCCCCTCGCCCGGCCCTCTCCCCCGATGGAGGGAGAGGACATCGCCGCTACTCCGCCGCGCGCATCCGCACGACGCCGAGATCATCGACCAGCGCGGCGCCCTGGCTCATCATGTTGGCGACGAAATGCGCGGCGCGGTCGCCATGCCAGGTGATGTCGGTCTCGACCTCGGCGGCGGAGGCATGGCCGATGGCGGTGCGATGGTAGAAGTAGCAGTAGCGCAGGGCGCCGGACTTGGTCAGGCCGGAATGCGGCATCCACAGCGCGCCGAGCCAGCGCTTCGCCTGGCTGCCCTTCCACGGCAGCGCATCCTCGCCGACATATTCGGAGGATGCGAATTCCTCGATGTCCAGCAGCTGCGACCACTGCTTCCAGCCGACCACGGCAAAGCGCCCGCCATCGTCCGGCACCTCGGCCGCGCCCATCATCTCGAAGGCCAGCAGCACCTTCGCCTTGGTCAGGCCGTCCGCATCGGTGGTGCCGGCGGCGGTGCCCACGGCGTCGCGCGTCGCGCTGTCCAGCGCCGCGATGATCAGCTCGTCGGTCTTGCGGCCCAGCGCATAGGCGCCGGCATTGGCGACGACGCTGCGCTCGTCGACATTGGTCTTGAGCTCGTCCAGCCGGTCGATCCAGTCACCGGCATAGTAATCCTGCAGCACGCATTCCACCTGCGCGTGTTCCAGGTTCATCACAGGCACGGAGCCATGCCGCGTCTTCGCCGCGGCGATGCCCTTGCCGACCTTCGGGAAGAAGGTGCTGGTGCCGGTCACCCCGGTCTTGGCGCGGATGGTCGGGCGCAGCTTGCTGCCCTGGCGCTGATAGGCCTCGTGCACCTCGGCCTGGAACTGGCGGGTGAAGACGGCGTCGATCTGGGTGGATGCGGACATCGTTCGGCTCCGATAAGGGGAAATGGGGCCGCGGGGCCGGTTGCCCCTGAAGGGGCCGGCGCCACGGCGCGAAACCGCGGGCCCTTGCGGGTTGCCTGCGGGGAATCCAGGGCGGGGCGGATGGGGACCTGTCGAAGCCCGCGGCATCCGCCCCGCGGCTATTCGCGAACCAGGCGCCGGAAGCCTTCCGTCACGCGCTTCACGAAATCCGGCTCGCGGGATCGCCAGTAGCGCGGGTCACGCATCATCTTGCGCAGCTCCGCCTCATCCGGCCCCGCCTCGGCCTGGGCATCGCGGGACAAGGCGGGCTCGCGCCCCTCCATCATCCGGTGCAGCGCCACCACGCCATCGGCGGTCGAGGACAGGGCCGCGAAGACCGCCTCCGGCAGATGCGCGCGGCCCCAGGCGGATAGCTGGGCGGCGATGCGGCGGTAGCGGTCCTCGCCGCCGAAATGCGCGCGCAGCTTTTCCACCTGACGCCCGGCCTCGAACTCGGATGCGGCCTCGGCGATCAGCGGCAGCAGGCGCTCCGCCGCCAGGTCGTACACCAGCTGCACCTGGCGGGCGTTGAAGCCGGCCTCGTGCAGCCGCTGGTTCACCGTCGCATCCGGCGTCAGCAGCTCGTTCGGCGCCGTCACCTGATAGCCATCGGGGCTGTCCGGGATGCCCAGCGCGCGGCGCCAGCGCAGCCGGTCCTCCTCCGGCGCATCGTCGGCGGGGGGCGCGAAGCGCTGCGACAGCCGGCGCTCCAGCTCGACATAGGATTTCAGCAGCGCATCGACGCGCAGCGCGCCCTTCGCCTCGTCCCAGAACTTCTCCGGGACCTCGGCAGGCCGCGTGCCAGCGCTGGCGTTCTCGGTCGCGGCGTCGAGAAGGTTCTCGGTCATGCCGGTGCTCACTCCTGGTTCTGGGTCACGGGACGGATGATCTCGGGCGGCGCGCCCAGCGTGCGGGCCAGCCAGCGCGCGGCGGCCGGCGCATCCAGCACCGCCTGCGCCTCCGCGCCGAGCTGCGAGGCCGCCTGCAGGAACAGCAGCGTGTCGGCGGCATCGGCACGCGCCTGCACGCGCGCCAGCGGCGAGGCATAGACCAGCCGCGCCTCCTGCCCATCGGCGAACAGCGGCGGCACCTCGCCGCGCCGGCGCAGCACCGAAAGGCAGCGCGCCACCAGCGGCCCGAGCAGCTCCGCCTGCAGGCGGCCATAGATGGCGCCGAGCAGCCGGATGGAGATGGCGCTGCGCGCCGTCACCTCCGTCGCCGTCATCGCCGCCTTGTCGGAAGCCTCGATCCGGTCGGCCAGCAGCGCACCGCGGATGCGCGCGCGCAGGTCGTTCAGGATCAGCTGCGAGACATCGAAATTGCCCGGCGCCGCCAGCGGCGTCAGGCCCGCCGAGCCCTGCGCCTTGGGGATGATGGCGCCGGGCACCAGGCGCACCGTGGCCGGGTTCAGCACGCCGTCATCCTCCGCCTGCCAGATGCCGGTGGCGGCGATGGAGGCGTTCTTGAGGATCAGTTCCACCACCTTGTTGGCGGTGCGGATATCCGGCAGCGCCTTGGCGACGGGGCCGCGGCCATAGGTCTCGCCGGGCACCTTCAGCCAGCGGAAGGCGATGAAGGGATTTTCCGCGAAACGTCCTTCGGCAAGGATTTCGGCCGACGCCTCGCCACCCTCCAGCACCACCGCGAAGCGATGGCCGGCGCGCGGGTCCGGCCACACCGCCTCGACCACCCGCAACTGCACCGGCACGTCGTCAGCAGGCTGCTTCGGCAACACCACCTGCGCCGCCGGCCAGCGTGCGCGGATCTCGGCGGGCGTCAGCCGCATGGCCCGGAACACCGTGTCCAGCCGGCCGGAGACGCCTTCCTCCAGCACCGTCTCGCGCAGCGGCACGGCGGTGAAGCGCAGCGCGGAGGCCTCGCCGGGCGGCGCCTCCTCCACCAGCAGCACGGCGGTGCCGGTGACGACCAGCTCCAGGAAGGCCTGGTGCAGTTCCAGCGCGAAGTTGGAGCGGTCGAGATGGCCCTGCAGCGTTTCCGCCGCCGCCTCCATCACCCGCGCCACCTTCTGCGCCTGCGCGCCCTCCGCCAGCCGGCGGGACGGCGCCAGGCCGAACCAGCGCGACCAGGGCGGCGCGAGCTCGGCCAGCAGGGAGGCCGCGAGCTGTTCCGCGGCATCCGCCGCCGTCGCGTCGAACAGCGGCGCCGCGCCGGGCGCGGGCAGCGCATGGTCGTAGCAATCCTGCCACCGGCTCTCGAGCGGCCGTCGGCGGGCGGCGGCGCGGGCATGCGCGGCCAGGATCTGGTCCGGGGTCATCATCGCGGTCACTCGCCCAGCAGCGTCTTGCGCGCCGCGAAGGACGGCGCCGGGTCCAGGACCCCGCGGGCGGAGGTGGCGATGGTGCCGGCCAGGCCCTGCCGCGCCCGTTCCAGAGCGCGCAGCCGGGCCTGGCGCGCCGTATCCTCGGCGGCGGCTTCGCTGGCGGCGGCCTGCGCGGCCGCCCCCTGCGCCGCCTGGCTGGCGGCGGCCTGCGCGGCCGCCCCCTGCGCCGCCTGGCTGGCGGCGGCGGCGGCATCCACGGCGGACACGGTCGGCTTCGGCGCCTTGAACAGGCCACCCATGCGCGCTTCCTTCGGCTTGAGAGTGCCCCCCAAAGAAAAACCCGCCCGGCGGAGCCGGACGGGTCGAGTTTGGGGAACCGGGAGAGGAGGATGCCGCGGGGCGCAACTCGCCCCGTGGCAGGGGCTTGATAGACGGAGGCAGCCGCCCTGTCAATATTTATTCCTGCTAATGCGGATTATTTTCCTTCTGCTGCGCCTCCAACGCCCGGAACAGCTGGAAGGGCGTCCACGCCGCCGGCGCCGCCGGCCCCAGCAGCGCGCGGCACAGCGCCACGCAGGTGAAGGGCGCCAGTGGCGGCAGACGCCGCGGCACCGCCTCCGCCGGGATGAAGGGCCCCAGAACCCGGAGCCCCGCGCGCCGGTAGAAGCCCGGCAGGTCGAACCCACCCGGCACCGGCAGCCGCGCCACCAGCAGGCGGCCGGAAAGCGGTTCCAGCACGGTCCAGCCGGCATCGTCGGCCACCGCCGCGAAGCAGTGGCGGAAGCCCGGCCGCAGCAGATGCAGCCAGGGCTGGTCGGCGACGCCGCCGAAGGCGATCCAGACCGCCTGCGCCGTCTGGTCCGTCGCCCGCCGATGCGCGAGGCGCTGCGTGGACAGGGGCCGCATCGCGCCGGTCACGCCACGCGCCCCGGGAATGCCACCACCTCCCCCGCCGGCGACATGCCGCGCGGCGGACCGCCGACGATGCCCTTGGCGCGCAGCGGAAAATCCAGCCGGTCCATCGCCTCCCGCCAGAGCCGCAGGTCGCCGGCCTCGGCGGGGATGCGCGGGCTCGGGGCTTCATGCCGCTCGCCCCAGATCCGCAGGATGCGGGCATGCGCCAGGTCGATGCGGCGCTGGCGGTACAGCCGGTCGAGGCACTTCACCACGTCATCCGGCTCGCAGGGCCGCACCACCAGACCGCGCCCGGCGCCGAGGCGCGCACCGTCGCGCCGGGCGGTCAGCGCCGCCATGGTCCAGAACCAGGCATCCTCGGCGGATGCGAAGGGTTGCGCGCGGTCCAGGCTGGCCAGGACGGGGGCTCGGCAGGGGACGATGGACAT